CAATGATGTACCTGATTATGTACAAGATATGGTTTATGAAAAAGCCGTTGAAGTATTAGATGATATTCTTGATGACCGCATATCTGACTGGGTTGAAAACAATCTGGCAGACAGACTCACCATAAACTTTGAATAGGAGTAAACATGACTATTGCATTCATTCGACAAATAGATGACGCACTGTACCAACTAGACCAACTAGCTAACAGGGCAAAGAAAGATAACAGTCAGTTTCAATGGCGCATAGATGCAGCACGAGACGCAATCAAATCAATCTCAGCCACATACCATGAGGTTCTAGATAGAGATGCCAACGAAGACGCAACATACATACCACCACTGAAGGAGATTAAATAATGAAAGGCTATCGTGTAGCAAAGAACATTCCTGTGCCAGAGCCAAGGGGCAGACTTAGTATATATGACTTCCCTGCACTAGAGGTTGGAGAGTCATTTCTTGTCACCTCTAAATCAGAAGTCTATGCGTGTCGCAAACGCATGAGAAATAAAGGGCAAACAATCGTCAGCCGCAGAATGGGTGAAGATAACTGGCGCATATGGAGGTCAAGCTAATGGCATTAATGCAACAACGCCACTTCGAATACTTAGCTGATAAGGTTGCCCCGCTATTGGGGTGGCCGACTCAGATAGTCGCAATGGCAGATACACTTGCCGAAACAAATCCACGTTTCAACAAAGAGAAGTTTCTAGACAGAGCAATCAAGGCATGGGAAGAAGCCCATCCTATGGAGGAGATTGACGATGAGATACCGTACTAACTTTGAAGGCAACAAAATACATGATGAATTGTATGAGTGCAAAAGTTGCGGCAAGCAATACGAATCATACAATGCACTGAATCATCCTGACGAACACACTGGCGGCTACTGCTGGTGTGGGTCAGATGATATAAAAATTCTTATCTACAAAACTATTTATCAAGAGTTGTGGGTAGAAGATACTGCATCAGTCGATGATGTGTTGGAGGTGGCTCTTGAATTAGAGACATGGGAGGTGGCAGACCATGCCATACGAATTAATGGAGAACAGAAATGAACGACCTATTTGAAACACCAGCATACAAACTTGTGCGCCGTGAAGACCCAAGTACTAGCCATGATGCGGCTGAACAGTTAGATGTTAACGCAATGGAGCGTGTTGTATATCGTGCTATTGAAAGCTTTGGTGATGACGGATGTATATCTGATGATGTGTTAGACTTGCTTGCTGGTTACAGATACAGCACAGTTACTGCACGTTATAAGCAGTTAAAAGAAAAAGGTCTTGTAATTGTAGACCACCGCAAGCGTTACGCACAAAGCGGTAGGCAACAGCTTGTAATGTGGGCGAGTAAACATTACACGGAGGCTGAAGATGCAATGCCCCAAGTGCAACAGTAAAGCAATAAGAGTAGCAGACTCTAGGCCAGAGCCAAAGCTAGTGCGTAGGCGTAGAGTTTGTGAGTCTTGTAACCACAGGTTCTCAACCATTGAACGGCTGGCTGAAGTCCCCAAACAACGAAAGCCAGCCGTGCAACGAAAGCCAACAACCCCAAAGCCACCAAAGAAAAAGAAATATAATGAGTGGCGTGACGTTGATCACATGACAGACGAAGAGTTGGAAGCTATGATTATGAGTGGTGAATATGATTAATGGATATGAGATTATGGTTCACCAATTAATCAAGCGCAGACATGAACTTGGTTTATCACAAGAGGCACTGTCATTTGAGATAGGCTGTGCCAAATCTTTAATTCATAAATGGGAGCAGTACAAACGTGTACCTTCTGGGTTCATGCTTGGCTGTTGGGTAGAAGCACTTGGCTTACAAATCACCGTCACAGAGAAACGCCAAGAAGGCGCGGAAGAAAATATCTAACTACGATAGAACTGGCGTTGCACAGCAATGCGAGTATTGTAAAACCAAAACACATTGGTTTGTCGTCTTGGCAAGCGGCTCATTATATTGTGTAGATTGTATGGAGCATTACGGATGGCAACATCTCAGCGCAGAAAAGGAAGCTATCACGAAACCAAAGTCCTCGAATGGCTACAAAAACTCGGCTTCAAAACAAAGAAGCAACCCCTCTCGGGACAGTTGGGAGGAGAATATCGAGGCGACCTCCTCCTCGAAATCGGAGGACAGCAGTTGGTAGTCGAGGTTAAATACAGAGATGGTGGTTCGTTCCCCAGTCCATTCACTGTACTAGATGAACGTGACATCGCTATATACAAACGCAAAACAGGAACGCCTAAGTCTGTTGTAATCATAGACACAGAAGTATTCGAAGAACATTTCGTGCCGTTGTTGCTCGCCCCAGACTCGGGGCGTGGGCGATCAAAACGGCAGAAAGTTCGTGTCTATTGGCAACCAACAGAAGAACTAATGGATTCAATTAATCAGGCATTGAAGGAGGATATAAATCATGGTGATGAAACATCTAGGTTCTGTAACTACCATGTCGGCAAAGGGTCAACGTTTGCAGACATCGGGCTTGCATACAGAAAGTGGTGCGCTAACGCCGTTAAGTTCAGAAAAGAAAAAGAAAGCAGTGGCAAGACTACTAGAGGTAAACAATCCACAGCAAGTGGACAAGAATCTAATTTCTTCTCTGGAATCGTTGACGGGCTATCCAGTGATTGAGAACAGCCGTGTGCTGTACAAGAGCCACGGCATTGACATTGACATACGCGGCTACTCAATCAAGGTAGATGACGAATCAATATGCGACAAAGCAATCGATGCAGTGCAGTCTTCGCTTGTACCTATGCCTGTTGATGACATCAAGAAGCAGTTGGTTGTGTTGTCAACACTTGTAGTCAAGCCATCAGGTGAGAGTGCAGGTGACATGAGTGTACGCATTAACTCTATATCTAATCAGCTTATGGAGTTCCCAGCCGACATTGTAAACAAAGCAATACAGAACGTGTCACAAGAGACAACATTCTGGCCAGCCTATGCAGAGTTTTACAAACATATAGGTTGGAAAGTAAGAAGACGGTTGAAATTATTGGAGGCTTTGACTGCAAAGAAACTTGCATTCCTACAACAAAAACAGTAGTCTATACAAAGGAGAACAGACATGAATAGACTTGGATTTATTGGCGGCAGTGATGCTCGCCGTATCATGGAGGGAGACTGGCACAGTCTTTGGTTAGAGAAGACAGGCCAGCAAGAACCCACAGACTTATCAGATAATCTTGCAGTTCAGATTGGCGTGACAACTGAAGACTTTCACTTGTCTTGGTTTATGAGGCATGCCCTTGATACAACAAAAGATTTATTAATTAGACAACAAGCATATACTGGCGAGTTTGATGCTGTGCCATGTAAAGGTACTGTTGATGGGTTGATACACAACAGAGAAAAAATTGTGGAGTGTAAGCATACTTATGACCGCAACACAATCGAGTCCTGCATCAAACAGTATATGCCACAGTTACAATTTTACATGATGGTTTCGCAAACACAGTCATGTTACCTGTCTGTTATATTCGGTAACAGAAGATGGGAATCTGTTGAGGTGTCTCGTGATGAGACATACATTGAACGCATGATGGTACACATCAAAGAGTTCTGGCAGTTAGTTGAATCAAACACAGCACCCGACTCTGGCAAACAAGTTGAATCTTTATCTACAGACCACATACTGGTCAACGATATGGTAAGGCGTGATGCTACAACAGACAACGAGTTTATCAGCAGATGCCATGACTACATCGAGCAAGAGGCTAACGCCAAATCATTCGAGTCAGCCAAAGCCGACCTCAAGGCTATGGTTGCCGACAACGAGCGAGAAGTATATTGCGACTTGCTCACTATCAAGCGCGACAAACGTGGCGCACTACGCATCAATGTAAAGGAGAACTAAGATGCAAGAACTAACCAAAGCACTTATAAAATTCCACAACTCAGGGGCGGCGGCAAAGAAGTCAGCCAACAACCCCTTCTTCAAATCCAAGTACGCATCACTCGAAGAAGTGATTGAGACTGTGCGAGCCGAGGCTGGCAAGTGCGGCCTTACCTTTACACAGATGATTGACTTTGATGAAAGCTACATCTTTGTAACTACAACAGTAATGCACGAGTCAGGCGAGTCTGTCACAGGACGCACACCTGTACTAACCAAAGACAATACGGATCCACAGAAGATGGGGTCAGGTATTACATACGCCAAACGCTATGGACTGCAAGCCGCGTTTGGTCTGCCATCTGAAGATGACGATGGCAACTCAGCTAGCGCACCTACACCAAAGGTGTCTGGACACAAGAAGACAACATCAGATGAAGGAGCATGGTAATGTCTGACTATGATAACACAAACAGAGGGGCTGTATTCCAGCCCTTCGAAGACCAGAAGTTTATCTTGCAAGGTAAGCTAAACCTAAACGGCAAAGAATATCCTGTAGTTGTAATGCAGATGATATCCAAAAACGGCAACAAGCGTCTAGAAATATATCAAAAGATGGGTGCAATGTTTGAGGAATCAGACAAACAGAATGAGAAAGCACCTGATTATACAGGGCCAATGGACTTAATCGAGGGCAACCTACGACTAGCTGGTTGGCGAGAACAGAAAGATGGAAAGCCATATATGTCTTTACAAGCTAGTGAAGCACAGGCTAAAACAGAACAAGCACCTGCTGTTACTGGTGAAGTTGTCAATGAAATTGATGACGTTATACCTTTTTAATTAGCAAAGGTCTGTTCTCCAACCTCCCTTTGCTACCGCACCCCAGCTTCTCCTCCAGAGGTTGGGGTGCTTGCATTTAGAAAGGAATTAAAATGGTAGTAACAACACAAGCGCAACCAGAAAAAGTAAGAGGCAAGTGGGACTTCATCCCATCTATGTCACCCGAAACCTGCCTAATATTTGAAACACAAGAAGAAGCAGACAACTGTAGACGAGCAATATACTGGCACGGATACAAACCTATCAGTCGCAAAACAAAAAAAGGATGGATGGTATGGCGGTCAATGTAAACAACATGACAGTAGAAGAATTTGATTTGTATCTAAAGAAAAACAGAGACAAGCTATTTAACTTTAACAAATACAAAACAGAACAAAGAAGAAACACGGGCGTGATATACACACCTACATTAAAGACAGCAATGCAACGCAGAAAGTCTAATAATCCAAGTAACCAGAAGTGTTAGATACAATCAAACCTTTTTGATATTTATTCTTGCGGTCATAGGTAAGGACTTCTTTACGATTGCCTTCTGCTTTGTAACTGCAATGAATCCAGCCAGTGTTGCCGCCCTCATAATGCTCAAGGATTAGCTGGTCAAATTCTAGATTGCCAGCTATCCAACCAGCAACTTCTAAATTAGAAATGCTTGGCACTTCAAAATCTGCCGCTTCACCCTTTGCGTGTTGTGAATTAACTGTGCTACCTATCGCAACACACAGCTCTGGACTACGATACCCACTGCTGGGGCTGTAAGGTATGTTGTATTGAGTTCTAACTGGTTCTAGTACATTCATACACAAAGCGCGTAAAGCCTCTGTGTGAGCTTCTGTGGGCGTATTAGGAATGCCCTTGCGTGTAGCTGTCTGACTCTTAGACAACTCTTCTAAATTAAAATGAGGAGATAGTTTCATTATTTTGTTAAACCTTTTTGCTTTTCATATGTGCGAAGTCCACCAAGACCGAGCATCCCTAGCAATACTGTCATTAAAGTATCCATATCAAAAGCTGGATAAGGTACAGGCTGATAGCCCATATATGCTGTTACCACATCAGCCAAAGGAATAACAAGAAAATGAACAAAGAGAGCAAGTCCACAAGTCCAACCAACAAACGGCCTCCAACCAGCTACAAAGATGTTCTTACTCTTAGCTTCTTCTGCATTAATAGCAAGCTGACCTTTTGCTAATTCTTGGGCGTGGCGTTCTGCCATCGTTGCCACTTGATGAGCCAACTCATTCTTCTTATCTTTATCCTCAACAAATTTGCCAATAAGTTCTGTGGCTGGGCCAATCAATGCCTGAATCATTCTACAAACTCCAGTATGTTACCATCTTTAACCTTAACCTTTAACTCTTTGCATGACCACTTCTGGTCAAAGTTATTAGTATGGCCTACGTTACGCTTAATCTTTCTTCTTACAGACAAGCACTCAGACAAAGATTGATAAGGCGTGTACTCTACTTTCTCGCCACCCATAACCAACAATAATACAAAAGTTAGTTCAATCACCGTTACGCAACTTTTCTATATTTTCTTCTAAGCTAGTTATTCTCTTCTCGTAGAACTCTAAGGTTAGTTTCTGCTGTTGATCGTATGGTGCTTTACCACCCTCTATCTCGTTCTGTAGCTTCTCTAACTCAGTAGCTAAATGTTCTATCAGCATGAACTGTTCGCTATCGGCTGGCAAGCTACCCATTTCACCGCGAGGCCATTTGATACGGAACTCTGTGTTCTGTTCCAAGTCAGACTGCATCATGGTCTGATTAGTTTCTAGGGTGTTTAGTCTTTCAATCAAACCAAAGTAAGCCCACGTTGCTAAACTAGCCGCCGCAACCATACTAATAATGTTGCGTAATGGTAGTGCTACCTCAGTGTTCTCACTTAGCTTTGCCGCCATCTACTTCTCGGAGTTAAGCCACACAGCTAGGCTACCTGTCATTGCACCAGTAACCACGCTTATCAACGCACTCTGCTGTGTAGATAAATCTGGCTGAGACAATGCCCATTCAATACAGCGTATGTAAACACCTGTCATGCACAGCATCATAAACCGTGGCAGGATGCGTAACTCTAGCATCTTTCTTGCTACATCTTCCGCACTCATCTTAACCCCCTCAAATGCAAAACCCACCAAACTAACAACCACAATCCAACACCAATGCAAATTAGAAGTATAGTTATTATCGTTACTTCTATGTTCTTTCTAATTCTGGCTTTTCGTCTTTGCTCTGCTCTTATCCTGTCTTTGCGTATCTGGCCTTCTATTTTAACAAACTCATTCCAAGCTTGTGGGTTTTGGGACAGCATATACAGCCTGAGTTCTTCCCTCTGCTGTTTAATCTTCTTCATAGCCGCCCAAGTTTGCAACGCTTCTTCTTGGACAGACTTGTTAAAGAATCCTTGCTTTTGTTTGTTGTGGCTTTTCTCTATTTCATGTACCGCACCCATCCAGCGCGATACATCTTTGTACATACCCTCGACATCTTTGCCGAGGGCTATGCCTTTTTTACTGCATTAAAAGCACCCACAGCCAAAGCAATGGTAGCTGGGTCAACCATTACTGCCCCTTCTAATTAAAGGTTGTGCGCTAGGAAAATACGACCTCTGTTTCTTCTTGCTTTGCCAAAAATTTTTTGCACCAGATTCAGTGACAGACTTATAAAAGCTTTTAAAATAGTCGCCAAATGTTTTAGGTTTATTAGACATTTACTTAATCCTTTCTAGACTTCCAAAGATTGCGAACAAGCATAGCTATGGTTAGTACAACAGCAACTAAACCCAACCATTCATTAAGGGCATCTACCCACCACGGAGCAGTCAGGCCACCAGCGTATAAAGGGATATCGTTCTGGTTCACCCTGCAATCTCCATAATGGTAAGTTCTTGCCTTGAATCTATGTTTGTTCCAGCGTAACAGATGCTGTTACCATTACCGCTTGCCGCATAAATTTCGTATGTAACTGCGTCAGTTGTTGCAGGGGTATCTGTATAAGAAAAAGCTAAAGGAATATAATAGGCAGAAGCCAGATAAGCCCTGCTTATATCTCCTGTAATATCACTAAAAGAACCAGTTCCTATTTTTCTATATACCCTTACCCTAAGATCACCTACTGCGGCATAGGTTTGTGCGCCACCTAAATTAAATAGCATAAGTTTGCTTGAGGTGCTTGAAGGCGTTACTGTTATATTGTGACCTGTGGTTGAAAAACTTGTAGAACTTGTGCAAAATGTTCCAGTAAATCTTGATGAGGTTACGTTGATAATACTCCCAATTTTTGCAGGCAAGCCAGCCGATGTCACAGCAGACAGAGACTGATCGTTTAGTTTGATGAGTGCCATGTCAGTCTCCCTATGTTGACGCTAGTTTTTCAAAAATAAAAAAGGTTCTTAATTCGCTACCATGACCACCTATAGAAGCACTACCATGAGTTTGATAATTAAACTTTACCTTGTGCGTTGATGCGTCAGTTACATCAATATAAAACGGAAAAGTGGTATCAAAATATTCACTGCTAGTTGCCGCTTGATAAGCATAACCTAAAACACTAAAACTAGAGCCGCTGTCTGTACTTAATGTCGCTTGAAGCCCCATATAATTTGCCGTGCTAGACGAACTTCCATAAAGTTTTGCAAAAGCTTTCCATTTGCCTGTGCTAGGAAAAGTAAAAACACCAGAACTTTCCGTCATTCCAGTGCCAACTTTTTCCCAATTAGTAGCCCATCTAGCTAAACCAGAAATAACGTTTGTTGTAGAGCCTGAGACTGATATATTTGAAGTTAAATACCAGATGTCTATTTCTGCTGTGTTAGGCATATTAACATACCCACTGCTATCAATAGTCATAGCAGTGTTAGTGCCAGTGCTATCTTTAATGGTAGCCAAGTCCAACTCAGTCGTACCCATCTTGGCTTTTGTTACCGCACCGTTCCCAATCTTGTTAGCCGTTACAGCCCCATCAGTAACAGACCCAACACCCAGCACATCACCCAGCGCAACAACAAAGTCGATGCTGTCTGAAGATGTCAGAGCCGTGTCAAAGATAAGGTTGCTACCTGACACTGTAAAGCTATCCTGTGGTGCTTGGATAACACCGTTCAGAGATACAAGTAGCTGGTTGGCTGTCTCTGGAAAGTATGCCGCAGAACCCAGCGTCAAAGCGTAGGTATCTGTAGCAGAAGCAGTAAGAGCGTCTAGCTTATGAAAGCCACCGCCTACTGGTGATTTGCCTATGTATGGCATTTATTTCTCCTTATGGTTTTGTAGGCCATACAACATCATCCAGTGATGTGTAGCTGTCGGTTATGTCACGCAATGCTTGGCGATAATCTGTTTGGGCTTGAGTCATAGTGCGGTCAGACAAAGCCCATACATCTGTTTCAGCAAGAAACCTGTTTCGCATTTCCCTTAAAGCCTCTAGCTTTTCTTCTGCTGTAGGTGTTGACTGAGTGTATGTTCGTGTTGATGTTTCGCCAGTTACGGCATTTACAAGTTTTTCTGTTGCCATAATTACCTACCTATAAAAAACTCTAGCAGTTCCTTGATTATATGTTCCAGTTTGGACACTCATGGAAATTCTGTCGCACTCTGCTGAAAGGTCTACTCTACTGTAATTTCTATATACCCCATCATAGCTAGTATTTATTTGCATTGCGCTTTGAGAAAACCAAACATGACCAGATAAATCAGAACAAAAGGCATAACAATATCCGTCCCAATCTGTACTAGATCCCCAATTCCCAAAGTCCGCAAGTCCAACAGACTGACTTGTGCTTGCGTGAGTAGAGCCACCGTAAACATATTCATAAAAACCTATATACCCACTGGTAACTATACCGCCACTTGTTCCTAATTGTATTCTTGGGTTTACGCCACTTGAGCCACTATGACCAACGTCATTCCACGTCATCATTATCTCTCTTGTTCCAGAGGGTATGCCAGTAACAGTGTGTGCCGCGCTATCCAGCGTTCCTATAGCCGCGCTTTCAGTCCAGTCTTTACTAGCACCACTCACAGTACCAGTGAACGCATAGGTATCAGCAAGGTTCATGCTTTCGGCTTGTATTTTAGATAATGCCATTACAGCCTCCCTATGCTTTCACGCAGTACATCATAGCGATGTTGCGTGGTCTTGTTTCAGTGCCGCCAGTTGGGTCTGTTTGATCCGCAAAGGTACTGTATAAATAAGAACCTGACCCACCAACTCCGGGATAAGCGTATCCGCTTCCAGAGCCAAGACCTTGAAAAAACACATTGGTGTTATCTGTTGAATAATTGTTTGGTCTGTGGAAGTGGCTCTTCAGTTCGTCTGCTTGAGAAGAGCCAAATGTTCTGCCGCTATCTGTACCCTTGCCATTATCCCAGCCACGAATAAACTCACCTCTTAGGTCAGGTACGTTAAATGTAGTTGAACCATTACCTGCGCCATGCGTTGTGCTTAAAGCGGCAAACAAAACTGCATAGGTTGTTCTTGATACAGCAGAGCCATCACACTCTAGCCATCCTGTAGGGGCGGTACTCATAGCAAAAGGTGCAATCATTCCCGTAGGAAGAAGGCCAAATCCAGAAACAAGTTTAGCTTCTGTTACAGAACCATCAGGCGGCACTACAGTTTGCAATGCCTTGCCCTGATAGATAACGTAGAAGTCATCTGTGCTTGCCACGTTGCCTGTCATGCTTAGCGCAGTGCCAGCCACTGTGTACGAAACGCCAGCTTCTTGCCGCACATTGTTTACAAACACCTCAATCTCTTGGGCGTTGGCTACAGCGTGGGTCAGTGTATAGTTTTGAGTACCATCACCAGTAATAACCTGCTTGTCCATTGAGGAGTAGCTGTTAGATGTTTGATTACCTACATAACCCATAAGTCACCTATGAACTAATGTCATCAACAGCCGATACCCATACATCAACAGATGATGCTGTATCTGACTGCACATAAAGCCTATCGCCTGATTCAACAACAAACTTACCACCACCATCTAAAACTTGAAGCGCACCGCCAGCCGCAATAGGGGCATCCTTAATTAAATAAATGTTATCAGTACCGTCATTAATGTAACAGCTAACAGTAACCGCATTGCTAACAATGTTGGTAATATGTATGCCAACTAAAGTATCATAGCTGTCAAAATTAGCACCATCAGGTATGTCTGCCGCAACAGTACCTACAGCACTTAATGTATATCTGCGAAAATTCTGTGGCATTTTTTACTCCTAAATTATAAGGCCACGCTCATTGCTATGGCAAAGCCAGGGGTTGCGCCAGCTTCAATAGCTGTCCATTGTTGTGTGCCAGTATCGTAAACATTTAACTTTGCATCTCCTGAATCATAATATAATGCGCCATTAAGCAAAGCGTTATTGTCATTGTCTAATGTTGGGGGTGAACTTTTTGCGCCTAGATATCTATCATCAAAGTTATCAAACTGTACTGCCGCTTGTTCTGCATAGTATTTAGCCGAATGAAATGTGCCATCTACAGTATTACTACCGCTTACATAACTAGCCCAATCTTTAGCTGAGTGTGAGCCAGCAGAACCTCTGTTGATATCACCAATAGCATAAGTCTTGGCTGAATATTCCGTTCCATCAACCACTGTATTTGTGTTTGGTGTTGAGCCGCCACCGATAGCCCACTCTTTAGCCGCACCAGCACCAGACGTAGAAGTAACATTAGTGCCACCATTTGCCCATGCTTTAGATGAATAGTTACCAGTGTTTACACCTAGCTCTTGAACCTGACCATTCACTTTAATTGCGTAGTCTTTTGATTCCTGAGCGTGTTCTTCTGCGTTTTGTATATCAACAATGTTTGTAACTACTGTTGCTATATTGGCTGTATTACCAGCTACTGTTGTCACATTGGCTGTTATACCTGCTACTGCAGTAACATCAGTAGAAATAGCGGCAAGGTCGCTAATAGAATCTGTAGCTATTGTGCCATCTTCAATGTCTGCAAGTGTTGCAATATCGGTAGCAATACTTGCCAGTGTATTAATGCTTCCTGTTTGTGGCCCTGCTACAACCGCACCAGTTGTAGAATCAAATGCCAGCACTGTACCTTTACGGCTGTTAACATCAGGCAACACAAGGGATACAGAAGTATCGTAGTCTGTAAGACGCAATGAACGACTAATCTCATCATCAAGGTCGGCGGCAATAGCAATTAATTTATCAAGCTCTGTATTAAGAGAGTTAATTTGAAATGCGCCAGAAGCAGGAAAGTCTGTTGTGCGTTTATGTTCAATGTCTCTAGTTAAAACAACAATTTTATCTGAGCCACTAGCAGTTACTGCGCTTGTAAAATGTACATGACCTGTAGTTCCGCTTGTATGACCAGCATTAGCA